AAACCTAAATGGTTGCCCGATTCTTCAGGTCATATATATGACAAAACTGGAGTCTATGCAACTAATCGAGGGTGGGAAACGAAACTTCCAGGAAGTGACGCTCCAGAAATTTTAGTTGCAATTGGTGGACTCGCTGGTGCAACCGCAGCCGTAGGATTGAAACATCCAACAATGACAAATTATAGAATTGTGACTTCTACAGCACACGGTTCTGCAGGTAATATCGTATTTGAAATTGCCTATGATGAATCTGTAACTTATACAGCCGGTTCAGCAGCAACTCTGTTACTTACAGCAGGAGCAGGATCAAACGTAACAGCAACAGTCACACATATTTCCGGAACAGCAATAGCTACCGGTGGAAGTGGAAACGTGTTAAGGTTTACAGCAACAAGTTCACAAGCAACAACTTATGATCTTGCGGCTAATGTAGCAATGGGTAATCGAGCAGACCTAAAAGATACAGTATCAGGAACTGCCATAGAACTAGCTTCAGGTAAGTTAACTGCTGCGGTTAAAACAGCAATAGGTTATTCACAAATTACAATTGCTGCTCCTTAATAATTAAATAATGTAAAATAATTATGGAATATATTGAAAATATAAATGTGAGCACAATTGTTGAAAAACGCAATCAACATGTAGCTGCGAAAGTCGAGTTTGAAAAACAGCTTTCGCAGCAGCTTCAAGAAGTTGAGCAAACAAAAGCTAATATACAAGCTTACGCAGGTGCAATCAGTGCTTGCGATGATATTTTAACGACAGCTGAATCTGTGGACGTTGAAGTACCTGAACTGAAAGAACTTGAAACAGAATCGAAGAAATAAATGGCAGACAAAACTATACCAGCTTTAGATACTCATGCATCGCCTACCTCCGAAGATTTATTAATCATAGTAGATGATCCAATTGGTAATCCGGTTAATAAAAAGATAAGGTTAGATAATTTATTATCAGCTTTATCTACGGATAAAACCACAAGAAGTGTTGCTAATAAAATTCAATCGCGTGCTGATACAAATGTTGCTAGAGACATAAATTTAAGAAATTCCAAAACTGTTTTACAGCCTGAAATAATAAAAGGTGAGGTAAATGATTTAACAGTTGTTTTAGGAACTTTAGATTTAGAAGAAAATTCGTGTTGGCATGTTGAAATTGATGGTACTTCCATAACCGCCAATGATACTTTTAAATGGTGGAGAGATGGAGATACTTCATCCGGTGCAGCAACTGTTGATATTGACGGAACTGATCAAGCTCTCGCTAATGGTATCAGTATTAAATTTGATACAGTAGTCGGTCATAAGTTAACTGATCGATGGCAACTTGTTGGTTTGATAGAATCAAGAATAGATTTTCAAGGCAGTCTATTAATAGAAGATAGCGTTCCAGAAAATGGTTCTTTTACTAGTAACTTTTCTGAAACCGGAAATATGCAATTAGAATCTGGTATTGATATGGCACTTGAAGATGGTGTCGAAAAAGATATGTATATTTCTGCTAATACTACAGTAATGAGATTTAGAGGTGGCGTACAAATAGGAAGCGCGACCGATATAGTTGGATTTTATGGTACTGCTCCCGTTGCAGCTAATTCTACTTTTATTGCCGGTGCAACAACAGCCGCGGACATTATAGATGAATTAGAACGCTTAGGATTGGTATCATAAATATTTGGATGTCTGAGAAAGACCCTTCGCAAGAGCGATTCTCAGCATGATTTTAACTGGTGGTGAGTCCCACCGCAAAAGCCAGCAAGGAGAAAAATGGCTGATAAGAAAATAACCGCGTTAACGCCCGCGTCAGAAGCGGCGTCCGAAGATTTACTTCATATTATTGATGATCCAAATGGATCACCAGTGAACAAGAAACTCACAGTTAAAGATTTCTTAGCAAATGTTAGCCATACCGTCGTTGGTACTGCAGCAGGCACTGAAGAAATTGTTCACAAAACCACGCACACTGCTAATATTACACCTTCATCTACTGATGTTTTTGATAATATTACCACATCGCAAATTATTGTTGATGTAAAGGGTGCAGGAGCAACACAAGCTAATGTTGGAACCTTAACAGCAGCTGCCTCAAAAGTTTTTATACATGATGCTAATGTTGCCTTTACTGCAGAAACATCTGCTGTGAGAGCCACACTTGATTTAAATACATGGGATAGTGCCGATTCTGGTAACTCATATGTCATGATTTTATCTCATGCTAATACCGTAGCTTCACCTAGCGCGAGCCCTACAGCATTCATTAAGTTTGATGTACAAAGTACATTAACGGGAACTTCACAAAATGTTGCCTTTGCTTGGGACGCTACTCCAGGAGGTGGTTATAGTGCCGCAGCTGGTGCTAATGTCGGACCATTTTTAACTACCGGTGAAAATACTGTTAGCACAAATACTGGACCAGCAAATGGTGCTATAAAAATATGTGTATCTGGCTTGACTAAGTATCTCTTACTTTGGGACGACGTTGCGTAATTAATAATTAATGGATATATTATGATAAACAAAAGTGAAATTGAAAAGCAATTAGATTTCTTACAAAAAGATAGAGTTTCAGTTCAAACAAGATTAGATCAAGCGTCTGACGAAATTAAAACATTAGAGCGGACGCTTGCCAATCTTGACGGAGCAATTCAAGTTTCGAATCATTATTTAAGTATGATTGATAATAAAGTAAGTGATAAAAAAGTTAAAAAGTGAATTTTGATGATATAAATGAAAATAATATAGAATTATATTGCATGAAGTTTTATGATAATCCTCAATGTATCGGTACCGAGGATTATAGAGATGATATGAAAAGGTTTAAATATTTAAAAAGGCTTTTAAATCATTATCTAACAACTCTTGAATTAAAACAAAGATTAATTCTTAACCACTTGATTATGATATATAATTTATTCGAGAATGAAGCTGCAACTCGAATATTATTTTATAAAATAGATGAAAATAGTTGGCATGTGTTAAAACCTTTTTTAATATATTTAAAAAGAATGCCAAAAATTGTCCGCAGCATAAGAGGTGCAAATATCAGAGAAAGTGATATAACACTAGATCAACACGTAGTAAAGCAATTAAGATGGTTATAGGATTTTCATGGGTCTAAAAAATGTACTAATACAAGGTTCAGAATTATATTTTCTATTTTCCTTCCTAAAACGATTAGTTACCAAATTTGAAAAAACAGATGCTTATAAGTTAGGTATTATCGATAAGAATGGTAAAGTTCTCATTAAAAAAAGAGACTTTACTACTATAGAACAAAGAAATGCCTATACTATGATGGATACTCTTATCTTCAATTTGAAAAAATTGTTAGGTAAGATACCTTTTGGAAAAACAACAATAGCTACCTATGCCGCAGCCTTATTACTCCTTCGCGAAGAAAAAAATCTAAAAATATTAGCAGATGAAAAAATATTGGAAGAAAAATTTTCAAATTTATATGAAGATATACTTCATGAGTGGGGAGAAGGAGATTTTCTAGCAGAAGGCGATATGGAAGCTGATCGTGAAGCAGGTATTAAATGGGTTGATGACCCAAATTGGAAAAAATTACATGATATGGATCTTCAAATGGTTAAAGATTTTCTTAAACATAAAGAAGTTAAAGAAGATGCGCCCACTGTATCTATGGGAGCAGGAGCAATTGCTGGAAGTGCAGAAGCAGGCGATGATCCACCCGTAAGAAAAAAGAAGAAGAAAGGGGAAGTTTTAAAAAGACTTGAACCTATGGGAATTAGGGAACAAAGAAGAATTTTCCCTTCACATCCCAATCATAACATTTAGAAAGGTATATTATGGCAGGAATACAAGAAACGAAAGATGTTTTAGCTTTCGTTTTTGCATTAAGTGAAGCATCTGTTACCGCAATGGAAACAGGTGATATTGGATGGTCTGATGCAAAGAAGTTTATCGATCCTTTAAAAAGGTTAGGGTCATCTATAGATAATGTTGAAGATGTTTTAATTGAATTACAAGATTTAGATGATACCGAATTTAAAGAATTAATTCAATTTGCTAAAGATGAATTTGGAATACAAGATCTAACAGATGATCTTGAAGTAATAGTTGAAGAAGCAATTAATGCTGGTGTAGAAATCATAAAAATTATAAGAATGTTTAAAAATTCTTAATAAAATCCTCGGCAAGTAAAAAGGGACTTTTGGTCCCTTTTTTTTTCTTGACATTTCTTTTAAATCATACTATAATATATTATTAAATTAAACTCTAAAATATAGAGCACAATGAGTCTATATATCGACCACAAGTATACTAATTTGCTTTCTTCCCGCTTATCTCGTTTTGCCCGAAAATCCAGAGACTTATATAATTTTAGATGTCCAATATGTGGAGATTCTCAAAAAAATCAATTTAAAGCAAGAGGTTATCTTTTTAATAAAAAAAATAACTTAATTTTTAAATGTCATAATTGCGGAGCCGGCGGATCGTTAAAATTTTTATTAGACAAAATAGATCCTACTTTATCAAGACAATATTCATTTGAAAATTATAAAGAAGAAAACGGTACCCCAGTTTATCAAGAAAAAATTCCTATTTTTAGAAAACCAGTTTTTACAAAAATAGATGCGCCAAAATTAATTGATTTGGATCCAGATCATCCAGCTGTAAAATTTTGTGATGTAAGAATGTTACCCAAAGATCGCTATAGTGATATGTACTTTGCAGATTGTTTTAAAAGTTGGGTGAGTAAATATGATGTAGAATTAGCTGCGCGATTAAAAGCAAATGATCCCAGAATAATTATTCCATTTTTTAGTAAAGATCGAAAACTAATTGCTGCTCAGGGTAGAAGTTTAGAAAATAATACATTAAGATATTTTACTATTAAAATAGATAAGAGCGCTACAAAAATATTCGGATTAGATAAAATAAAAGAAGATGAATTAATATACATTGTTGAAGGGCCGTTTGATAGCATGTTTCTTCCAAATTCTCTTGCCATGGCCGGCAGCGATTTGGATGATGTTAGTATGTTTTATGCTAAGAACGTTGTTTTTGTATATGATAATGAACCAAGAAATAAAGAAATTGTATTTAAAATAGAAAAATCTATTAAAAAAGGTTTCGCGGTTTGCATATGGCCAGACACAGTTAAATTTAAAGATATTAATGATATGGTCGTGGGTGAAATGGATATTTTGGAAATTATTGATATAATAAATATGAATACTTATCGCGGCCTTCCCGCAAGAATAAAATTTAACCAGTGGAAAAGAATATGAATGAAGAAGTGAAAGTTCATGAAGATGGACTAGTTAGATTATTAGATATTATGGGAAGTGATGAAGATATAGTCGATGCCGCCCGAATAAGTTACGGCAAAGGTACAAAAAAAGTTAGTGAGACCCGTAATTTAATTCGATATTTAATGAGGCATAAACACACCTCGCCTTTTGAGATGTGTGAAGTAAAGTTTTATTTAAAATTACCCATCTTCGTTATGAGACAAATAGTTCGACATCGGACAGCGAATTTAAATGAATATTCAGGACGATATTCGTTGATGAGTGAAGACTTTTATGTTCCTCATGACGAAGATATACAAAAACAATCAACCCAAAACAATCAGGGTAGAGGTGAAGAAATTGAGCAAAAAGGTCTTGTTAAATTCGAATTTAATCGCATATATGATAATGCTATTCACTCCTATCACAATTTATTAGATCTTGATTTGGCTCGAGAATTAGCTCGTTCTGTGCTACCAGTAGGTAATTATACTGAAGTTATTTGGAAAATAGATTTACATAATTTTTTTCACTTTTGTAAATTAAGAATGGATAATCATACACAGAAAGAAACTCAAGATTATGCTGTAGCTATGTATCAGTTAGTCAAACCCGAATTTCCTTTGTGTTGTGAGGCATTTGAAGATTATGATAAAAATGCTGTTACATTTTCTAAACAAGAAATGGAAGTAATAAAGTATGAATTAGCAGACAGAAAAGCATTTGCCCTCGAGGGGTTATCAAAACGAGAACGAAAAGAATTCCTAAAAAAAATTTAACGCAAGGAAAATGAATGAACCTACCTACAGAATATCAATCATTTATACATCTTTCAAGATATGCAAGATGGAGGTATGATGAAGAAAGAAGAGAAAAATGGTCCGAAACAATCGGTAGATATTTTGATTTTTTTAAAGAAGATTTAAAAGAAAAATGCGATTATGATTTTTCTGATGTAGAAAGAAAAGAATTAGAAGAAGCAGTTCTAAATTTAGAAGTTATGCCGTCTATGAGATGTTTAATGACAGCCGGAGAGCCTCTTAAAAAAGAAAATGTTGCTGGATATAATTGTTCGTATTTAAAATGTGATAATCAAAGAACGTTTGATGAAATTATGTATGTTTTAATGAATGGAACAGGTGTTGGTTTTTCCGTTGAAGAAAAATATACAAAACAAATGCCAATTATTGCGGAAGAATTTTTTCTCACAGATACTACCATAGTAGTTGCAGATAGTAAATTGGGTTGGTGTAAGGCTTTTAAAGAATTAGTTTCATTATTATATCAAGGACTTTCTCCTAAATGGGATATGAGTAAAGTAAGGGCTGCAGGCATGCCTTTAAAAACATTTGGAGGTAGAGCTTCAGGCCCAGAACCATTAGTAGATTTATTTAACTTTGTTACAGATATATTTAAAAATTCAGCTGGAAGAAAACTTAAACCTATTGAATGTCATGACATCATTTGTAAGACTGCAGAAGTTGTTGTTGTAGGAGGTGTTCGAAGAAGTGCTCTTATCAGTCTCAGTGATCTTAATGACCGTGAAATGCGATTTGCAAAACATGGAGAATGGTATAAACTTAATGTACAACGTGCTTTAGCAAATAATTCTGTTAATTATAAAGAAAAGCCAGATGTTGGGACTTTTATGCGAGAGTGGTTATCTCTTTATGATTCAAAATCTGGAGAGCGCGGAATATATAATGGAGATTCAGCTAATCGACAAGTTCAAAAACTAAACGAAAGGGAACAAGATGAACATGGAGGATTTATTCGAAGACGAGATCCCAGAGAAGACTTTGGCACAAATCCGTGCAGCGAGATCATTTTACGGTCACGAGAATTTTGCAACTTATCTGAAGTCGTTATCCGTGGACGGGACACTCGCCAATCTCTCAAAGATAAAGTTCGCAATGCTACCATACTTGGAACATTCCAATCAACGCTCATTAACTTCAAATATATCACCAAAGAATGGGCCAGAAATTGTGAAGAAGAACGACTTTTGGGAGTATCTCTTACCGGAATAATGGATAACGAATTAACAAATGGAAAAAAAGGAAAAGAAAAAACCGGCAAACTTTTAGAGGAGCTCCGAAATGTCGCTATTGAAACAAATAAAGAATGGTCTACTAAACTTGGAATCCCAAGATCAGCGGCAATTACTTGTATCAAACCTTCTGGAACGGTATCTCAGTTGGTTGATAGTTCTTCTGGTATTCATGCTCGACATAATCCTTATTACATCCGCACAGTAAGAGCGGATAATAAAGATCCTTTATGTAAGTTTATGAAAGATGCCAAATTTCCAAATGAACCAGATATAACAAAACCAACTCATACTTCAGTATTTTCTTTTCCACAAAAAAGCCCGAAAGGGGCTATATGTAGAACGGATATGACAGCTATAGATCAAGTAGAATTGTGGAAAATATATCAAGATCATTGGTGTGAGCATAAACCATCTATTACAGTATCGGTTAAGGAACACGAATGGATGGTTGTGGGTTCATGGGTTTGGGAAAATTTTGATTCTATTAGTGGTATTTCATTTTTACCATTTAGTGAATATACGTATAAACAAGCTCCTTACCAAGATTGTGATGAAGAACAGTATAAAGAATTATTATTAAAAATGCCCAAAAATGTAAATTGGGATAAATTAAGTGATTATGAAAAAGAAGATCATACCGCCGGAGCACAAACACAAGCTTGTGGAAGTGACGGTGGATGTGAGGTTGTAGATTTGATTTAAATTTTTTTTGTTGAAATTTACTTATTAATGATGTATAATAGAGGGTATTATGAAAACAACATTTGAAAAATATGTTGATGAGTGTGTTAAAGTTCTTGAAAAACATACTGAATCATTAGGTGTTAACGCAATTCAAGAGGTGTGGAAAGATATCGAGAATGCGCCTGCTTTTACAGGTAAACTCTGGTTAGAAGATATTCTTGATAAAACATACAAAGAAAAAGTGGGCCTTGAAGGTGAAATGAATTTTATATACGATTAATTATGAAGGTTTTTATTGATATGGATGGTGTTTTATCAGATTTTGATAATACCATTATTGAAAAATTTGGTACCAAAAAAGAGTGGGCAAACAGATGGGATCTCCTCCCTGAAGATTTTTTCTTTTCTCTTCCCAAAATACCCGATGCAGATGAATTAGTAAATCATATTTCTGGACAATTTGAATGGCATGTTTTAACTGCTATTCCTAATCTACCCGTTTTTCTGGAATGCCGCATGCAAAAAATGCAATGGATTTATAAACATTATAAAATATACCCTGTAAGAATTCATTGTGTTTTTCAAAGAGAAAAACAATATTATGCTGTTGAAGAAAATTTATCACCAAATATTTTAATTGATGATTCTGAATCAAATGTAGCTGAGTGGAAGTCAAAGGGTGGCATTGCGATTTTACATACATCTGCAAATAATAGTATAAGAGAATTACAACAGTTAGGATTTTAATTGATTTGCGCCGGAATAGATTATTCTACAACCAGCCCATGTGTTTGTGTATATAAAAATGGAATATGTAGTCCCAATAATTGTACTTATTATTTTTTTGCTTTGGATAAGTGGAGGCCCAGGTGGTCCGCCCTTCAAAATGTGAATTGTTATAAGTTGCCAAAAGATTTAAAAGATATAGATAAGTTCAAGTTTTTAGCAGAATGGACTATAGATACATTACGTTGGCATAATGGTAGAGTTGAGAAAGTTATATTAGAAGATTATTCTTACGGTTCTACAGGTAGGGTTTTTCACATTGCGGAAAATGTTGGTATTTTAAAACTGAAATTAAAACAGAATGGTTTCCGCTATGAAACTATTCCGCCAACTGTTATTAAGAAGTTCGCAACGGGTAAGGGAAATTCTAATAAAGATGCAATGTTAGAAGCCTGGAATGCACAGCCGGATACTTTTGAACTAGTTCAAGAAAAAGGCAACCCTGCAACCGACATTGTTGATTCTTACTTCCTTTGTAAATATGGGGTTACTCAGTGAATATATTAATATCTCGAGTATGGGCAGTAATTTTCTCAATTTGTGTTTCTAGAATCTCTCGTCTATTTGGCCAATATATGTATTCATTAGTGGAAGATTTTGCTAAATTATTTAACAAAGGAACGATTAAATTTTCAACCTCTTTCATCTGTCGTTCATATTCTTTATTTAATTTTTCTTTATGCTTATCAATATCTTCATAATGATAATCCAACAAACTCCAAATTTTATTTACAGTTCCCTCAACTTCTTTAATTTGTCCGGCTTTGGCTTTTTCGACCGCAGCAGTAACTACTTTCTCTTCAGGTTCTTTTGCAGCCGAAGTAAATTCTTGTTCACTAACTGTGCTAAAACCAAAATCATTTAAATCCATGTTAATACCTTTTCTATGAAATTACAGTTTACTAATATATTTAGGACAGATGAAACTAACATAGGCGATTCATATAGTACTCCTACAAAATATTTTGATCTACCTGGAAATCAAAAAGACATCTTTAAATTAGAATATGATTATACACCACCTCATGAAAACGTCATTTACGGTGGTGGAGGACTCATAGGTCAAATGAGGCCAATGTCTCATGTTCTGAGACATCAAAAAAGTTCTAATTATAGAATATATGGATGGGGATTAGGCGAACATATGTATATTTGTTTAGATGAACAAGTACAATGTATACCACCAATGAATATAACTTATCCAGGTTATATAAGATCATTTGATTTATTGGGTATACGAGATCATCACCCACATATATATCAAGCAATACCATCCGCAAGATGGGTTCCATGCGCAAGTTGTATGCATGAAGCATTTGATAAAGAATATGAAGTCAAATATGATGTTGTATTTTTTACTCATTCAACTCTTCCAATGAATGTTATTCATGGCATGCCTCCGGAAACTTGGGATTATCCTCATAAGGGAAATAATGAAATCAATTTTGAAGAAACAATAGAATTTATTGCAAGTGGAGATATTGTTGTTACAAATTCTTATCATGGCGCTTATTGGGCAACACTTTTAGGAAAGGTTGTTGTAGTTTTTCCTTGGTGTTCTAAATTTTATGGTTTAAAACATAAACCTTTATATTGCCCCACAACCGATTGGTGGAAAACTATACAAGATAGAGAACAAAGGCAGTATAAAAGTTCTTTAGGAGAATGTAGAGAAGCAAATATAAATTTTCATAAAGAATTAAAAGAACATATTTTAAATAGTCCCAGAACATTCAAGATCGAAGTATGAAAGACATTTATAAAGATAAGACAATACCTCAAAGAAAAGAAAATAATATGGCCAAGAATTCTTTTGGGGGAACAGAATTAACAACCTTAGAATTATGGTCGCATTTGCCTAAAAAATATAAAACAGATTATCAATGGATAATATC